TTAGATTAAATATATATATATATAATAATAATAATAATAATAATAATGTGTATTATATTTTTTGTAATATAAAACTATACCATTTGTTACCATGTTTTACATTGATAGTATCTTTGTTTGGCATGTAAGCGTCAATATATTTTTTATCTTCCCATAATATTTGTATATGTGTATTTAATTCTAATAATTTCTTTCCACCACCATTTATTGTTTTACATGTCCCACGTCCTGTTTTTTTTGTAGGATCTACAGTGATAATAAAATCATCATCTTCCCATATTAGAGAACATATCGGTTCGTTATTTTTAAAATGACACTTCCATGGTTTATAAATAAATTTAGTTGTATTATTTAATACATAATTTTTTGATAAAAAAGGATATACTTTTTCTAATTGTAAATCATTATAATATTTATCGATTGGAGAAATATTACCAACAAAATTACAATGAATAGTAGATAAATCTGGAAATGGTATACTGTTATCTAACTTTTTACCTGCTCTATAATATTGAATATAATTAGATGTCTTATAAAAGTATTGTTCAGCTATTTTAGCATCACAATCATAGCAATTAGAATTACTGTTAGAATGACACCATTTTAATATATATTGTAATATGTCATTATTATTATTAATTTTACCAAACATACCGGCCGCTATAGTCCATGTATGTAAGTGATAATCACTCATAATCATAAGTTCTTTATCATTTCTATTTTTCAACCAATCTTCCACAGCCTTTTCTTCTCTACTGTTTATAATTGAGTCTAGATCTCTAGAGATCCATATTTTAACGTTTTTATCATCATTGGGTAAAAATCGTAATGATCTTAAACATATATTTGTATCTACTAGAACTATTTCAATATCACCAAACTGTTTTATATTTTCAATAATATCTTTTGGTTCATCATAAGGCATATAAACTCTCATAATCCAATCTTTATAATTATGTTTTTTCATATAAAAATAATTTACATACACACCTTCATGAAAATGTCTTCGTCTGTTTCTTTCATCGTTTAAACCATATAAACAAAAGCTGATAATTTTTTTATTTTTACTAGGATTGATATTTATTTCCTTTACTATTTTAATATAACTTGATGCGTGTGATGTAAATTGTTTATGATTAGTTAACATACTAATCTTTTGTACATTATCCTCCCAAAATATACTCCATGATATTGAATGACCTTGTGTATTATTCAAACACCATGAATATTTATTAGCATATGCAATTATTTTTTTTGTATACATATTACACCTTTTATTAGCCATATAAAATTTATAATTTATATAGTTACTAACAGTACTACCTTGTGTTCCAATAAAATAATCACACTGCTCACATATATTTTTTTCAAGTAAAAAATCTGTTATAGGATTATTAGTTTTTTTAATCAAATTATCAGCAAAGGTAATATTATATTTTTTTTTTAGAATATCTATTATTTCACCATCTTTTCTATCACACATAATAATAATATTGTTAACTTTCAAACTATCAACAGTTTCTATTAACTCATCTACATATTTCATAGATTCATTATCAATATCATGTTTAGATCTATTATAATCTCCAAATCTTAAATGAATTGCTAATTCAGAATGATTATAGTTATAATCATCTATATTTAAATTGGTAAGGGAAAAACAAATATTAGACATTAATTTATATCTCCCCTCTGATGTATAAAAATTATAAAAACATCTAGATGCATTACTATTGTTAATATATAGATATTCTTGTTCTACACTATCAAAATCAAAAATATTTTTGGTTCTACCATTACAGAAACTATCAACATTAGGATCATTGCTATATCTTGATTCTACAAATACATTTGTTGAGAAGCGATTATTTCTAGTTTTTTCAAAGCAAAACAGTACATTATCATCAAATAAATCAATTAATGATGTAATATTATTAGGTATATTCTTGTAATAAACATCTAACCCATAGGGTAAAAATTCTTTGTAATCATCACTAAAGAAATCTAAAAATTTACCATAGTTCCATGATGACTTACCACAATGACACAAAGGATTTTTAACTAACAAAATTAACTTACGATTTGAAATATTAGCCAGATAAATGGCAGTTTCTAAAGAGAATAATTGGTTACAAAATCCAACTCCACTAAATAATTCATAAATTAAATATTTCATTTACTTAATAAAATATTAAATTAAAATAATTATAACTATGTTACTACCATCTAGATTTTTTAACGTTAATTTTTGGACCTCTACGAGTCTTTTGAGAACCAGGATCATAAACATCCTCATCATCATCTGAATTAATTTCTTTTGAAATCTCCCAAAACTCTTTTGAACCTAATCTAAAACTTCCATGTGGTTCAGCTTTATACCAGAAAATTTGATCCTGAAGTTTATTTGATTTACTATTGTTATTAATAACTAAACATTCGTAATTCTCAGTACATTGATCCATTACTTGACAAAATGATTCAAATGTAGGGAACATACCAGCATAATTTTCATAAATTCTCTTTCTATTAGCGATGTAAGGTTCTCTCAATATAAAAACATAATCAATATTTGTTCTTAGATTAGGTGGAATACCCAATGGATATTGCATTGTAATAATAAGCATGATTTTCCAATGCCTACCATTCATGAAAAGAAGTCTCATCATTTTATCTTTAGTCCAACCTGCATCATATAAACAATCATCTAAAATGACAAAAGCTCTTGGATCAATATTGGTTTTTTTATAAGCAGCGATCTCTTTTTTAACTTGCTTCAATACAGTTTTTTGTCTTTTTAAAATATTCTCTATAATTGCAGAATTATATTCGTCATGTATAAATAATTTGGGTACATGACTTGAATAAAACCCATTACCAGCCTCTGTTCCTGATATAACAGTTCCAATAGGAATATCCTGATGATAATATAATAAATCTCTGACTAAATAAGATTTACCAGTATCTCTCCTACCAATTAAAACAATTACAGGTCCTTTATTTTCATCTGGTTTAAATGATATATTTCTCATATCCCATTTTTTTAATTCAAGTGTCATATTAATTTAAAGTTATAAAAAAGTCTAATTTATATTACGCGAATTTTAAGTTTAAATAAATATTAATAAATATGATTAGAACCTAATGACTCAATTCAATATTGAATATGTTAAAAATAAAACGGACTTTCTAAAAACTTTAGAAAACTCAGATAATTTGAATCTAAAAAATGTTCAAAATTATGTCCCCCTGTATGATAAATTTTTTGTATTAAACAATACAAATTATAATAATATCAATTTGAATCAGCGAAATCAAATAGTTTCCATAACTGACAGACCTAGCTTTAATGAATTCAATTGTAAAATAGTAGACTCATTAGATTCAACAGAGAGAGAAACTAAAGTGTTTGTCAAATTCTCTCCATTACTAGATCCTATCAAATATTTAGTTGGTAAATATGATCACACTGACGTAAATATATTTAATTTACCTAAAATAGATAATAATAACTCATGTCATGCTAAAGTACAAAATCATTATAATTCAGCATACACTGACTCTTTTTTCTCATATTTAACAAGTAAATTATTAAATGATACAGGATTTGTACATGGATTAGACTTTTATGGTTCATATCTTGCCAATTTAAAAGATTATAAGGTAAATATATTTGATGATATGGAATATCTGGCTGAATCACCTTTCTTTAATACTCATAAAAATAGTTTATTTACTATTGACGAAGCATTTTATGACATGGTTTGTGAATCTGATTCTAGAGATAGAAAGAAGCGCTTACAATTTGGTAAAGAGATAGATGATACAAATGTAGATATTGAATTATTAGGTGTTAATGACACTTCTACAAATAAACAAATAACTTTAAACGATGTTAGTAGTATCAAGGAGATAGATAGTATTGTCTCGTCAAATAGTGATAGTAAAATGTCATGTCATTCTCATACTACATGTTCATCTAGATCATCTAATACAACTGATGGTGATGGTGATGGTGATGGTGATGGTAGCGATGATAATTCTTCAGAAGAAGATAGTGAAGATTGTAGTGAAACTATTACATCGTCCATGATTGATGATGAAGAAGAACAAATATTTACCCATATAGAAGACTTTCCAGTAGACATGATATGTCTAGAAGCATGTAAAGAAACATTAGATGCATATATGATGGATAAAGATATAGATCCAGATGAATGGGTTGCAATATTAATGCAAATAAATATGCAGCTAATTACATATCAAAAAGTTTTTGATTTTACACATAATGATTTACATACAAATAATGTGATGTGCGTAGAAACAGATAAACCCTATATTTATTACTGTTTTAATTCAACATACTATAAAGTACCTTCATTTGGTAGAATTTGGAAAATAATAGATTTTGGTAGATCTATATATAAATTTAATGGTAAAACTATATGTAGTGATAGTTTTGCTCCAGGTGAAGACGCTGCTACACAATATAACTGTGAACCATTTTTTAATGC